TTGTTGATCTTAACTACCCAACGGGTGTAGCTCTGACCGCTCGTGGTAAGTTCGTTGTCCGATACAGCAAGGGGAGCAACAAGCTTGAGTGGTAGGGTAGCAGTCGTCGAAACCGAACTGGAGTCGATCTGCATACCGGATGAGCCAGTAATGGTGCTAGCCGCAGCTACGATGAAGTTGATGTTTAGACCAACGTCTGCCATAGCAATAGGGGTAGTATCGCCATCTTCTTGTGCAACTAGAAGGGCATTGGGATCATCGACAACGTACACGTACCGGGCGGTTGAAGCCGCGCGGACTTGTGGCGTATCTAGGTTGGACGGGTTGACGTCAAAACCCACAACTGCGCCGACAATAGCGTCGGAAGCAGCCGCGCGCTTAACGCCACGAATACCTGCATATTCGCCGACACCAGTGGTGCCAGCTAGCGTTACTAGATCGCCGACTGCAATGATCGTAGCGTCACCCGTAACTGCGCAATACCGAGTGATCTGACCATTCCAAGCAGCGCCAGTAAGCGTGCTAACGGGACGAAACCCGTTAACTTTGTTTACGTTTGCCATTTAAAGAATCTCCTTAGAGTGTCCCCGAATGGCTTACGGAATTAGAGTTTTTCGTCTGCAATTTTTCCATAAAAACCGTCGGGGGTTCGTTTCTGGGCTCTGTCCAGTTCGTCAACCCGAGCATTCTTGGCGTCTTGATCCTCTTTGTAATAGTCCTTGTGCTGTCGCATAAGAACAAGAGTATCTCCGCTACCACCTGGAGTGGTCTCGTATTTGCCTAGAGGGCTCGCATCGACTCGGCCATTTGCCGCTCGTTTGGCGGATTTCTCCACCAGTTCGTAACCTGCGTCTTTCATAATATCCACACGGTCCCCTCCATCGGCGTTGGTATTGATCCAACGATAGACGAAATTAGGGTCTTTGTCGTGTACTGCGAGGCGGTTGCGGAACCCCACAGGTTGTCGATTTGGACGGCCACTCGGCGCTTTATTGACAGTTTTCTCAGTCATTTTCTTACCCTCTCAGTTTTTTTAGCTCAGCGATGTACTGATCCCGCGTCATGATCCCAGTCGCTACGAAGTTTTTAGAGATACGTTCTTCTTCTTCGGTCAACCGGAAACCTGCTGGAGTGTTAGCACGTCGCCCACTTTGAACCATCTCTGGTGCAGACTCTCTATTCGGGTTGCGAAACTTTTCAGGGAACGCTTCCCGAGTTCTTTTCTCTACTTCCTGAAGAATCTTATTTGGTGCAAAACCTTGCTCGAACAGATCTTTACCCACTGAATCAGCATAACGTGTCATTGGGTCATCACGCTGATACCAGGAATTCCTAGACTTGAACTCTACCAACTCCGGAGGAGGACCTGATGGAACTTCAACAGGGGGTGCAACCCGCTGGATCTTTTCCTTCATTTCGTCCATCTCGTCCCGAAGTTCTTCAGCCTTAACGAGATCATTCTCAGCTAGAGCTTCCCTGCGTTGAGTCTTGAGGGCTGCTAGGGCCTTCTCGTACGCCACCTTTTCGACATTGGCGTGATGCTGGCTGAGTTGTGCTAGAGTCTTCTTTACTTGCTTGAGTTCATGATTGCCACTCTCAATACGATCAAAGAGGGATTTGCGGTCCATGAACTCTTCTGCGGAACGCCACTTCTTGCCTTCGTTCTTGGGATCCGCTTTGAAATCTTCTTCGGGTTTCCAGCCATGCTCCATTGCCTCGACTTCGACTGGAGCTAGTTCTGGAGTCTGTTCTTCTTGCCCTTCTGGGGCTTGGTTTTCTTCACTCATTGGATTCCTCTAGGTTTGCTACTACGTCTTCATCATTGATGACCAGGAACTTTTCTTCATCTTGTTCGATGACCATGCCAGAATATTTGGCAAAGGCGATAAGATCTCCGGGCTTGCACCAGGGTTTGAAGTTCTCTAAAGTCCCATATGAGTTCAGGTGATATGCCCGAAATGCGTCAGGACCTACTGAGACTACTACTCCCCGGTCAACTCCTGCCTCACGACGCTTGTGGTCGTCGGTAGGAGCAATCATGATTCCGACTGCTTTGGCCTTCTTAAAGGCTTCGTCTCGCTCCTCAATTGAGTAGTGACGTACTAGGATGCGATGTCCAAGAGGGGCGATTTTCATAGATCGTCCGCCTCAATGTTCAGGACGTTTGTGTACGCCTTTAGGTACCCACTCATCCTTGCATCCTCGATGGGGTTAGCCCCCGCCGTTCCTGCTAAAATCAGCGCACCTTCTTTGATGCGATCCTCAAGTGTGCGAAATAGCTTCCTAGTTACTTCGCTTTCTTGCCAGTCTTTGAATTCTGACTTTTCGATTTTGCCACCTCTTTGGTTTGTTGAAGCTTCTGCTTATGTTGTTCCTCGCCTTGGCGAAGTTTCTGCTCCCCTTGAGCAGCGTTCGTTAAAGTCTTCTGGATGGCTTCTGCCGTGAACACTTCGTTCAGACGAGCCTTGCCCTGTGCCTCAAGCTGGTTCATGACCTGCTTGTGCTGACGATCTTCAGCGTGGTCCTGGGCTTTCATTTGTAGTTTAAACTCTTCGGAACGCTGGTCCATTGCGGACTTGCGCTCTTCGTTTGCCATCTTCTGTTGGGATTCCTGCTGCTTAGCGGCAGCTAGTTGTTGCTGTGCAATCAGCTTGGGATCCGGCTTGGGCTCTGGGGGAGCAGGTTGTCCTGTCTCTACCAAACCCGGCACGAGTTCTTGCCAGTTGGGCTGCTCTTGTGCCTCTAACACTCGAGGAACAACCTTCTCGGGTGGGAGTAACCCCATCTTCATCAGATCTAACAGGGCCATAGCCTTCTCCAGCTTTTCGGCCTGTGTAGTAGCTGTCGGGTCTGCGGTTGGGCAGACGTCGTAATCATCGTCGTCGAAATCCTCTGGGCCAATCGGCTCATCGAGGACATTGACGTAGGTTTCTGGGTCCAGATAATACTGGTTCAGATAGAAGATCTTCTTGAACTCTTCGTCGAGAGAGCGGTAGATACGCTTGTAGATAGCCGTAAATACCTTCATGCCCTGCTCGATTGTGGCCTGTGTAGTCGTAGCTGGAGTGTTCTGACCGGGCATCTTTCCGGTGAAAATCTCAGCCACGGAAGCCAGTTCCTTGCCTGCCTGGATCAGCATACCGAGTAGCTGGAACAGGACTGGGCTAGGCTCCTTGGTTGGCAGGGGAACGATCAACTTGCGGAGATCGTCGCCTGTGGCGTTCACGGCCTTCCATTCATTTGGTGCCCAGGTCTTGTCGCCCATATTGAGGCGAAGTCCCTTGGCGATAAAGCCAGCGTTCAGGTTATTGGTTGTACCGGCATCAGTCAACTGGTTAATGTTCGTGTTGACTGCCTCATTGATCGGACCCAAGAGGTGCCCGAATCCCATGTCTAGGAACGAGCCGTCTGGGTTAGGAATGAAGCCGAACTTCGTGTAGTAGCACTTAGCCTTGTACCCTACAATGATGTCGTTGCCCTTCTTGTCCTTTGCAGTCTTGATACCTTCAGAATCAAAACGGGCTTGAATGCGTAGGACCTTACCTGAGTTACGCTCAAACCACACGATGTAGGGTTCTCGGCGATCATCGTCGTCGAGGTCTACCCATGTGTGTTGTTCAATAATCTCATATGGTGTAGTGAAATCATTGTTGACATGCTGGTCTTGGCGCTCTTCCCCTTCTTGCTCTTCGGTACGGCCAACAGGCTCTCCGAGGTCTACGTCGAGGAAATACCCACGCTGAACAAGCTCCTTCATCTTGATCTTGGTCATCAGGTGGATCTCTGAGTACCGCTCACAAGTTTCGATGGAACGTGCCCACTTGTCGATAATGAAGTTATCCCCGTAGACAAGGTGTGACACTACCTTCTCGCACGAGGGATCATAGTATGTCTTCTTGTAGTTTTGGCCCGAGACTGCGTTCATAATCAGCATCCGGTCCATGTCTTCTTCCCACCAAGGCATGTCGTATGTGACCTGCCAAGACATATAGGTGCCGATCCGGGCAGCCTTCTTCCGCTTCTCCCCGGAAGGATCCTTACCCCAGATACGGGTCTTGACTACCTTCTTGTCCGAAGGGACTAGGGCAGGATAAGCACGAGCAGAGAATTGTAGCGCAGCAGTCGAGATCAAGGGGTACTTGATATTAGATGCGCCGGGCCAAGGGAATGTCTTCTCTTCCTTGATCTGGCGGGCTAGTTTGGACCACGTGACGTTCTCATTCAGCCATGTTTGCATGGACTGTTTGTCTGCGTCAAAGCCTTCCTTAGCCTCAGTACCAATAGAATTTAGACGTTCCTGGTCCTTCCCCTCTGCAAGATTCTTCTTGAGGAAAGAGACTTCTTGCTCACGCTCCAGTTTCTCCTCTTCAGACTCTTCTTGCTCTGGTTCTGGCGGAGTAAGGGGAACTTGCGCAGGCTGGAATTGTGCGTCGCCCATCGGGCTAGTACCCGGTGACTGCGCTCCGCCCATCATGTTCATGCCTGTGGTTGCCATATTCTAGTTCATACTCCTCGTCTTCAGCTTCCTCATCAGTGGGAGCTTCGACCATTTTGTCAAGTAATTTTCCAAGATACGCTAGGGCGTCTACTTGGTCGTCTTTAGTTCCTCGGGGGAATTTAAGGATTTCGTCCTCAAATGTTGGGTACCAGTCAGCTTCCTTATCGAATTTAACTGTCTTTGCCCGAAGGCGGCCCTGCATATTCTTGAAGCGTTGTACCTTGTCCTTACCCTCGTGAGATAGAGGAATGATCGTAGGAAATTGTTGCCTGCGGTGTTGTTCTTCTCGAAAGAAAGGTCCCAGAGTTTGCAGAATCAGCATCTTTTCAATGCCGAATGCTTCTGGGCTGTAATGAGTGTCTAGGGTGAAGATAAGGTCAAGGATTTCTTTGGAGTCTAGCCGTTCGCGGACAACCTGTTTAATGTGGATGATCCGATTCTCGTCTACACCTGCGACAATAAAAACTGTGTAATCTGCCCGCTGAGCTTCTGATACTGCCAAGTCAGCGGTTATGTAATATTTGAGGCGCTTTTCTTTATCCTCATCTTTAATAGGGAGAAGGTCACTCCGCTTTACCAGAGCTACCGATTCGTCGATAGGCTCGTTCAGGTACTCCTGACTGTATATGTCGGACATACCCGCGTCAGTGGCCTCCCTCTTACGGACAATGAAGTAGCCCTTATCGAACCTCTCGGGCCAGAGAATCTCTGAGTAATCAGAGTT